ATCCAATTTCATCTGCTAATTGGCTGAGAAATTTAAAGTCACTAGTATTCTGTAGACGATACTGAATAGCTGAAGGATAGCTGTGAACTACAGAACGGAAACCATTCTGCGTAGCGATAGTAGCCGCAATAGTAGAAGGACTGGTGTGCTTCCACGCCACATTCTTTGTAGTCTGCATAACCTGAGAAGTACCAGTGATGGTGTACTGAACAGTTGTGGTAGTCAATCCATTGTAACCAGGATCTGCCCCTGTACGAAGTAACTTATAAGAAGCCACATAGCCAAGGAACGGATAGACGAAGTACGGCTTCATCCCATAGTTGATTGTGATGGGAGTCTGCTCTGGAATGTACTGCCAACTGTTCTTCTTGTTCTGCGCTATATTCTTTCCCACGTACACTACATTGAGCAGAGCAATGGTATGGGAATTAGTAAGTTGAATGATCTGAACACAAGGAGTGTATTGTGCTACCTTCTGATTACCATTAATAAGAACTTCGAAGTAAGGAATAGATGGAGAAGGATTAAGCATTAGGCACTCTTATCTGTGTACCTGGAAGTACACTGTCCCAGAACAGAATCTCAGGATTGACATCTGCTATTCTCCACCATTGTGTTTCATCTCCATAAGCAGAGAAGGCCAGATAGTCTATCTGATCTTCCTGTTGCCAGGTGTACATGGTTATGTTGTAGGTCAGTGGCTGTGTCGGAGGATCAATAATAATGGTAGGTCTGGATATCCCATCTGTACCAGTAATGGGAGTAACAGTGTTGTCTGCATAACGGCTGAATGTACTGATTGCCATGGTTACTCCTATCCTGCGATTGTGTAGTTGCTTGAGGTTGTTGGAAGAACAGTGAAGGAGACATCTACTTCACAGCGAACTGGAACCATAGCAGCGCTAAAGTGGCTCCATGTGATATCCAGTTCGGAGATGAATCCATAGAAGGAGAGAGCACCAGGACTATTGGCACCAAAATAAAGATTACAAGGAGAGACAATCATTGGTCCCTGCACCGTTACGTTGGTCTTCTGAGTGCTTGATCCACCTTGCTGTGGATTCACTACACTCTGAGTAGACGCTACTGAGGTATTGATACCTACCAGGTTGTACAGAGCCTCCACGTCAGCTCTTGCCCCGTATGTTCCAGCTATAGTTCCAGCATAACTTCTGTCCCACAATTCATATGTTCTATCGAATAGAAGAGAGAAAGAAATCATAGTGGAAAGACCAGTAGCATATTGACCTGTGTCATTTATATTTCTGGCACTGCTGGGAAGGATTCCAGAATTCATGTCAATAGCTCTGGACTCATAGATGGTGGCAGGATTGTACAGGAAATTTACTACGTAACTGATGTTACTGGGAACTCCATAGTACGCACCTGCTCCACCTACAAGCTTTCCTCTTTGAAGATTACCACCAGAATTATATCCGTAACCATTGTTCATCTTAGGATTAACAGAAGCATTACCTCCACCCACATTAAGAATACTTGGATGGAACGGCGGGTTGGAAACTACATTTGCTCCTGGCTTTCCACTAAGAGCAGGAGCCTGACTACCTGATATCGGTTCATTGACTGTGCTGGCCATTACTGTCCAATCTGTAGTGTAGAGAGACGAAGCTGATCAGAAACAGCCTTGGAAACAGCCTTACCAATATCCTGAGCATCCTGATAAGAACCAGTGAATGTGGAAGGCAAGTTAACAGTAACACCACCAAGACTTATAGTGGCTCCCCCACTTGATGCATTCTTTGCCACATTAGGATTGTTAGTGCTGTTGATAAGAGTTTGACGAATGGTCTCAGCCTGCTGTGCAGGGATAATCATTTCTCCCTTGTGAACTGTAGCTCCCTGATCCTTGTCAATATTCCAAGCACCAGCCGCATACCAGTTGTTCTTCTGGTGGAAAGACCATGCTGAATCCGGAGAACCATAACGTCCCTTGATGTAGTCCATCATCCAAGCTAGCTGAGTATCTCCATTGGTTCTCCAGTCAGATCCTGCACTTGCATACTTACCTGCTGGTAGAGCCTGTGCCAAACCGTAGGCACCAGAAGTAGGATTGGTTGCCTTGTAGTCCCAACCTGCCTCAGACATTTCAAGAGCGTTGAAGGAACCCCACTGTCCTCCCCAACCATACTTGGCAAGAAGAGCCTTGGCATAAGACTGAAGAGCAGACTTACTGTTGTTTCCATTTGATGTGGGAGTAGAACCTGTAGGAGATCCCGCAGAACTAACACCAGATGCTGTTGTGGAAGATGCCTGAGAAGTAACAGGTGCTCCACCTCCGCCGCCTGCCAATGCCGCAGCTACAATGGCTGCCTCACTTGTTCCACCAAGCATTCCGATGTCTCCACCACTTCTACTCTGAGAAGTACTGAGAGTACTGTTAGAAGAGACATTTCCTGTAAGAGAACTAAGATTCCCAACAGAACCTACAACACGTCCAGCAGTATCAAACTCTCCTGGATTAAGTGTACGAATACGAACCGTAGCTCCTGGGTGAGGAGCTTCAATAATCTTTCCTCCACCTACAGACATAACAACGTGGTGAGCAGGATTACCAACGAACAGAAGGTCACCAGCCTGTGTCTTGTTCTTGTCCACTGCCTTAGCACTCTTCTGCTGGTCAGCAGCAACACGTGGAATCTTTACACCAGCCTGTCCATATGCCCATTGAGTAAGACCAGAACAGTCCATAGCCTTACCTGGTGTCTCTCCTCCCCATACATAAGGGGTACCGATCTGTGTTTCAGCAGCTCTAATAACAGAAGCCGCATTGGCTCCTGAACCTGAGGAAGAACCATTTCCTACAGAAGATCCACCATCCATAATAGAACTGGAAGAAGCTTGTCCATATCCACCAGGAGCTGATGATGGACTGTATCCACCACCCTCTAGTTGAAGAATCTTAGGATCGACACTAGCACCAGGATGAGCAGCAAACCATGCTTTGGCCGCTGCTGCCTGCTTTGCTTTGCTGTCTCCCAAATGATTTATCATTGCCTTTTCAAAGGCAGAGGTATCCTTGCCTCCCTTATTGGCTATGTTGTTCATAGTGTTCTGAGTAGTCTGCCCTGCCAATCCAGCAGCGCCCAATGCTCCAGCAGCAGGAAGCATTCTTGCTAGTAGTCCTGTACTTGCTGCGCCGCCAGCGACAGTAGTTATGTTAAAGGCACCATCTGCTCCCACTGATCCTAGTCCAGAAGCAGCAGATGCCCCTCTACCGAACAAAGCCCCTAGAAGGCCCCCTGAGCCTCCCAAAAGTCGAGAAGCACCTAGGAGACCCGCGCCTGCTCCAAAGGCCCCAGAGAAGCCTCCTAGGGCGTTAGAGATAGGACTGGCAGTTCCTGCACCAATACCGAGAAGCTTATCCAAACCAGTAGCCTTCATCATGGCTGTCATAGCCTGACTGAATTGGTTCACTACATCAGTTGTCTTGGTGAACGCAGATGCCATTGTCTCGTTGACATCTTCTTGACGAGTCATCTGTGTGGAGTTGAGGTTACGCTGTGCCTCAAATGCTGAGGTTCCAATACCTACGCTCTTCAACTTGGAGATAGCTGACTTGTTTCCATTGGCAGCTTGCTGTGTAAGAGTGGAGTATTGGGCAGAAGAGATTCCCTTGTTCTGAGCAGTTACCTGTCCTTGTAGATAGTTCTGGTATTCCTGGATTGTGTTCTGGCTCCAACCCATCTGACTTCCCCAGGACTGCATGTTCACATTAAGTGAACCACCCTGTTGAATGGCAGCATTGAACTGTGCAGCAGTAAGCTTCTGATTACCGAAGGTTCTCTGCATCATTCCTTGAGCAATAGAACTCATAGAGGCGTTACGGTTAAGACTTCCCAAACCATAAGCCTGTCCCATAATTCTGGAACGAGCAGAGAAAGTCTGCTGAGCCGCAGTAGCAGAAGCGGCAGCACCCATAGTAGGACTTAGGTATCCAAAGGAATTAGCCTGCGCCTGTCCTGATGCAAATGCAGGATTGGACTGTCCATTGAATACAGCATTACCGAATGTGTATTGGTTGATGTAAGCAGCCTGTGCCGCATCAGTAGTATTCAGAGCAGCATAATTATTGGCGAATGCCATACGCATTGCCACATTGTTTCCAGTGGTTCCACCACCAGCTAGAGCAGACTGTGAACCGTAGAAGTTCATCTGCATCATGTTGGACATGTTCTTATTGCCGTACTGGGTCAAAGCAGAGGCGACACCCATAGCTGCACCAACACCAGCAGACAGACGAGAACCTGCACCTAGGGCACCGAATCCACCCCCACCGCCATTGGATCTATTTCCACCCTGACGACCGGTACCACTAAATGAACCACCACCCCCGTTGGAGCTGTAGCGATTACTGTTGGAACCAGCATTCCATCCTGAAGCGGATGAGGAAGTGCCTGTAGAACGCTTGGTAGTACCAGTTAGACCATCAATACTGCTGACTAACTTTCCTACATCTGCACTCATCTTATTAACTTGTGTCGTTAACGAATCAACCGCCTGCTGAAGACCATTGGTCCCCAACAAGCGGCTGGCTCCGATATTGTTTTCCTCAGCCACTTAGATCTCCTAGGATAAGTCGTTACTCTCAATTTTACCTCATGGGTACTCCACCGAAAGTAACTCCAGCTCCTACAGGTCTAGTGATGACTTGAGTAGAGTTATTAGCTTGATGCATCTGTTCGTACTGTTGCTCCAGCTTGTACAGGTAGCGTTTTACCCAGTGCTTGCGTTCCCTGTATGTTAGCTTGCGTGAATCGAAAATAGACCAATTGAATCCCTCTTGAAGTTGCTCGTACTCCTTGTAGAGAGACTCGTAATTAGAGTTCCCGAAACAGAATGCCCACATTCAATGGGACTGGAACCTCGCCCTCGCACGCATGGCACTTTGCGAATACCTTGTCGTAGCGTGGTCCAGGTTGGTTCTGATAGATATATTCCTGCAAAGTATTTCTGTCAGCAATACTCATCTTCTTTACATCTGCCAGACCGTTGCTCATCTTCTCAGAACCATCAGCCTCTATGAAGGATATAACACAGTTGGCAAGAGTAATACTGTTCATCTCTGGAATAGTCAAAACATTCTTGAAGATTTCATTCTGTACAGCACCTGTAGGGAAGCTGATCTTTGCCTTGCGTCCCTTACGTAGAGATACAAGGAACTCTCTTTCCTCAGGATCAGCAAGCTTGGTAACTGGGATGTCCTTGAGATCCATAGAGAGATCGTTGGATTCTTCACAGTGCGGACAAGTCACATTGAATACTTCGAACTCATCACCAAAGGTTGCTCTGCGGATACCTAGCATCAGCATATCCAAGTCTCCCTGCATCATAGAATCCAAAAGATCCTGTGTGGCCTTCTTGTCCCCAACAGATACAGTTCCGCATAGTAATAGAGTGTTGATGTACTTCGCAGGATTGGTGGCACTTCTTGCCTTTGCAATCTTTTCCTCGTGCTCACCGTTGAGTTCCTGTACTTCTGCATCCTGACGAATCTTTCCGTCAATCTCAATACCAGCCGGAAGCTTTACATAGGTATCAGGAAGTTCCTCAATGGAAGGGGCAGGCTGTAGGGAATGAAGAACCTTCTTTGTCAGTTCATGAAGTTCTTGATCTGTTCCCTTGCCCACCTGCCCCTGATCATCGTCAAAAGACATTGAGTACTCAGGCTTCTGGTATTCCATAAATTCTCCAAATATTTGTCACGAAAGATTATTACTTATTCTATCCTACTAGAAGCTAACTCCGCTTAGCCCAATACGTGAGGCAAGCTTATAATCGAAACCTTCATGAGCCAAGGAAATCTGCTGCATAAGAACAGCATTGGCTCCCGCATCTAGGTCAGAGAATGCCATAGAGGTGATCCAAGCATTGTAGATTCTGTAGATAGCCTTGACAGGAACAGTTGGTGTGGTTACTGGGTGATCTAGAACCATGACATCAACTGTTGCACGGAAGTCCTGTCCAGGTGCTCCTGTACCAGTTCCCTGCATTACTGTGAATAGTTCGCGCATCCACTGCCACATAGGTCCTGAACCAACTGCTACACCTTGAGATAAAGTAATTGGTGCAAAATCTGATTGTCCAGGCATCTTCTGCGTTGTGGTATTCATTCCACCTTCACGATATGGAATAACCTCAGTGGTTACATTCAGACCAGATACAGTCATGAATCCCATAGTGGTGAACCCAGAAATGTGAGGGTGCATAATATTTACATTGAATTTGAAATTTCTAAGTGGGTCTGTTGCCAAATGGGCAATAGACGGAGTTGCCTTTGCTGTAGGCGCGGTTACTGTAGTAGCCATTTAACTATCTCCTTATCCGGCGGTTGTTGAGGAAGCGGCCATCTGGTTAATGTCGATCACAACGAACTCAGCAGGACTGTTAAGAGCCAAACCAACCTGTACGTGGACTTCTCCAGCAGCTATTGTTGTAGGAGTATTGTTTCCAGAATCACACTCAACGAAGTAAGCCTGATCTGCTGTATCTCCATTAAGAACACCCTGCTGCCAAATTCCCTGTAGGTACTGGGTAACAACCGCAGCCAATCTGGACCATAGGTTTGCATTGTTGTTTTCGAAGATAGCAAACTGAGTAGCCTGTGTCAGTGTGTACTGAATGTTCATCAGTGTGCGTTCGATTGAAACATAACGGCTAGGAAGTGTTGGTAGAAGAGTTCTTGCACCCATAACACAGTATCCATAAGAAGAGATGTTACGGACGATGTTGATTCCATTGGTATTCAGAGTATCAAGGTTGGCATTCTGGAATGCTAGTTCAACCCCGGCAACTCTCTGAAGAGGAATGTTCACACCAGCAGGAGACTTCTGAACACCAACCTGTGCATCTGTCTGAGAGTACAGACCTAGAACAGCTCCACCTGGTGGAAGAGTTCTTGTGGCACCAGGGGTGGAGGAAACAGGATCTGGTACCTGTACCCATGGAGCATAGATTGCTGCGGCAGATGTAGGAGAAATCTGGGAGTTTCCTACCACCATGTTCAAATAACTGTTCACTGTTCCGGACTCATTAGGAGTTACTCCGTCAGATCCGATGGTTGCAGGTGGCGCGTCAATAACAGTAAAGATGTTAGGAACAGATTCTGTCCATGCAAGAATTGGATTCAGAGTAGTTGTGGAAGATACTCCTGGAAGATTCAGATCAAGATTTCCCTGAATGGTCTGAAGGCTCTGTACGGCTGTCAAAAGGCTAGGAGTAGCTACACCATCAGAACCTGATGCTAGAGCTGTAGGGGCCTGATCCTGTGGTGTTATGGCGGTGTTCCAAGTGGTGTATGTCCCTAGGTCTACCGCACGAACATACTTGGAACCAAGTAGTGAGGAGTTAATCATGGATACAGCGTAACGCTGATCTGTACGGTTCATGGTTACATCAATGAATCTCTCGACAATATCAATGTCAGGAGTTCCACCATAACGAACAGTAAGATTAAATCTTCCCGCACCATTTGTGGAGTCAGTGATATCTACATAAATCTGATTTCCCCACGCTCCTACAGAAATGCAGGAAAGCTTTAGTACTGGTACAGAAGTTCCAGTTGTGTTGTACAGAGGAATTGCTGTAGTTGGTGTGTGAGTACCATCATCAGTAAAGGTTACTGTGGATACTCCGGTAACATTAGCCAGTAATAGCGGTGTGGATAGTGGACCACCAAGAGTCAGATTACGACGGTAGATGTTGTAACCAGTAGCAGTTGCTACCTGAGTCCAGGTAAGCACAACGTTGTTAGTTACTGTCAGAGTCTGATTTGCAACAGCCTGAACAGGAACAGATCCGTTGGTCTCTCCTGGTGCCTTAATAGCAGTTACTGTGTACTCATAGGTGTAGGAAGGTGTTACTGTTCCACCTGGTACAGCCGCAAGGTTAGTAGGAGGAAGAATCGCCCCTACTCCTGCTTCGCGGTCATTAAGAGTTGAAGTAGCAGCAACAGCATCGGATGCAGCAGCACGAACTATGTAGCACTGGTTCCCATTGTTGGCGAAGTACTGCCACACTGCGAATGGAAGGTAGTTAGCTCCTGTTCCAAATCCACCATACAAATTAAGGAACTGATTCCAACTTGTGATTAGGGTTGGCTGAGTAGGTCCCTGAGTATGAACACCCACGAACGCAGCCGTAGCTGCACCAGGACTATTGGTCCCGATGGACAGCGGAGTCAATGATGTATTTACATATACACCAGGACGCTGATATGTCATTAGTTCTCCTAGCTGAATTAAAAGTCAGGGCTAACTACCAGTATACGGATTAGACCTGCATTCGTATATTTTGGGTTAAGCCATTCTTCTAACATCGCCACCAAGTAGTGAAATGGACTGGGCATTATTGAAGTTTACAGCAATAGCCAACGCTTGTGCTGTGCTGGTAGTAACAGTTGCTACAGTACTTCCGGATGCCACATATGATACTACTGTATCTGCTGAGGTTGAGTTTCCGAAGTGCAATTGAATTGAAGCTACGCAGGTAGTAGCAGTTCTGAAAGTTACTATTGCCTTATAGGTGAAGGAAGCATTCGTAAGTGAAGGTGTGATAGTGAAAGCTGGAATGGCTGCTAGTACTGTTCCGCCAGTTCCACCCCAGTAGACATTGAACAGATTAGTAGTAGCTGTGGCATTAGATGTGTAAACACCATAACCAGTCATTTCATAAACGGCACCAACAGCAGGATCATTAGCAGGAACAGTATAGGTCTGAAGAGTCTGTAGACCTGTTGTAGTAACAGTAGTAGTGGTAGTTTGAACTGCAACCACACCACTCTGTACAGCCACGGAACCCTGAGGATTACGAGTCTTGACAACTCCTGCCTGACTGTAAACAGCTACTCCACCTGTTGGATTAGTAGTTGGCGCAGTTGTAGCATTAGTTAACTGAAGTTCTCCGACACCATTATCTCCAAGAACAGTAGATGCTCCAACTACCAGGTTAGAAGTCGCACGAATAGACTGACCTGAAACAAAAGTCTGATCGGTTTGAAGAAGACTGGCTGCGGCACGATATAGATTAGTGTCTCGTGCAGTAGATCCACCAGGGCCCCAAGTCATAGACCCGTCAGCAAGCATGGCATAACGACCTACAGTATCACCAGTAACAGATATACCCAAGAATCTACCAGTAGCAGCGTTAGCCAAATAGTTATAGGCTGCGTTATTCGTATTGGTTGCTGTGTAGGCAGCAGAGAATGCTGTTCTGTCTGAGGCGGAATTCTCTATCACGCGGCCATTAGCAGTTATGTCGCCAGTGGATGTAAGAGTCAGACCGACTACAAGAGCATCATCAGTGTTCAACTGATTGGCCGCTCCACGGTAGAGATTAGTATCAGCAGCGGCAGAACCAGATCCCCAATTCTGTACACCTGCTGCTGTTACGTTGTATCGGGAATTGGTATCTCCTACAACCTGTGCTGCAAGTTCAGTAGAACCTGCTCCTGCTCCTGTCAAAGTCAGAGAGGACATATTGGTGGGGCTGGTGAAACTCTTAGTTCCGCCAACATTCTGGTTACTTGTAAGGTCTACAAAGGTTCCAGTCAGAGCTGTTGTGTTGTTATCCAGATATGTCAGCGCAGCATTGAGAGAGATGTCCCAATTCAAAGAACCCTTAACGGGTAGTACTACTGCCATGGAAACCCCTGTTACTCGATTGGTGGAAGAACTGAAATATCATTGATAACTGTCTGTACCTGTAGATACTTGTTTACCTCTATAGGTAGTAATTCGGTAGAGACTCGTACAGAATAGACAGAGTGGAAGACTCTCTTATCGTCTACATCCTTAGTATTCTGTCTCTCAGGACCGGCCATTAGATCCATACGGCGTACTGTACCGTCCTCTGGTATAGCCAGATATCCATGTCTGACACTGAGAAAGTCAGGACCTGATAGTACTGCTGAGAGGAAGGTAGCATGCTTATTGGTTCTGGAAAGTACTTCTATCTGATAATCAATATTATACGGTATAGGTGTAAATGCCCAATATGGACTATTAGTTACATCCAAATTGGAATCGTTTATCCACTGATCAAATCCTTCTGGAGTATATGGAAGCTGTGACCAACCAGAAGATGCACGTTCTGCGTCATAGGATAAACCGACATTACAGATAATGATAGAAGGATAAGTTAAGTTAATTAATTCAGTATCGTTGTCCAACCAGATAACCTGAACAGGTCTTCCAGTATCAGGAGCAGTAACATCTTGTACAACAAGTCCACTGAACTTGTCATGCATAGCTCTATCTTCATTGAAGATAAACATTATGCTCCTTACTGTTGGTTGGCTGGATTGTTGTTAAGAGATGGAATTACTTGTCTTAGTTCCTTACTCATTCCACTTACAGGCTCAGGAACCTTGTAGTCAAGTGGATAGGCACTTCCATGTCCACTGTTGTATGGATCATATGTAGCATTGTTAAGATTCCACTGCTGTTCAAAGGCTGCGGCAGATCTGGCATCAGTAGGAATAGCATACTGTGCAAACTGGATATCATTGACCATCTCATCAGGCTTCACTTGTGTAGCATCAATAGCTACAATGATATCTCGCTGTTGAATCTGTCCCAATACCTGTACGCTGGTTACTCTGAATACCTTAGTATCGTAAACGAATCTGTCCTTCAGATAGTTAGATGTATTGATATCCATCTTGTTAAGACCTAGCTTCTTGAGCTGGTCAAAAGACAAGGTGATGTGGGCTCTGTCGTTGTAGTAGAATCCGTCCTCAGAATTGTCGTTGTCTCCTTCAATGTGAATAACATGAAGAGCAGGAACATTCATTGGACCGAAATAAATTCTTCCCAGAGGAGAATCAGCTTCACCGTATACCGGATCTACACTTGACTGATCATATGCGAATCTGAAGTAATAGACCTGATCCCCTGTCCATCTCTGCCAATCACGAAGACCTCCATAGATAGAGGCAGTTTCAAAGTCGACAGAAAAGCGGCCACCCTTCCAGCCTGCTCTATCCTGTGCCATAACAGCTCTCTTTCTATGGAGGTCTTCTTTAGACTACAAGCCCCACATGCCCCCGAAAATCGGTGACTGTAGATTGCTCTCGTCTTCTTCTCTTGCATCGATAGGAGGCAACTGACGACGTGGCAATTCGTAGTCGTCGTACTCTCTATCCTCAAAGATAGGTACAAGACGGTTAGTAGTTCTGGATACTCTACGAATCTTTGACATCTCTATTGCGTTTAGTCCTACGTTAAGCATAGCGCAGAGTTGATTGTATCTTGCAGTCATTCCGTCGATCTGTTCACGGATCTGCTGGTATCTCTGACTACGTGGAACAGTCGTACCATCAGCACTGGATATATCAATGTCCGTACTTGCATCTGTAGCCAAAGCCCAAAGAGCATCTATAGAAGCACGGATAGCTACAAGAGTTCCTTCTATCTCAGGAAGATTAGATAGATCCATAGGTACTCGAACATACTTAAGGAATCCATTTGAGTCCTTGTAACGAGTCTTGACAGTTCTACCATTGACATGCTGAAGAGTAGCATCATTGACAAAGTCAGTAAGTTCATCGTCTGAGAACATTCCACCTGCATACCCAGATACTACTAAAGTATCACCTTGTGGAAGAGGCGCTGATGCTCCTTGAAGGAAGATACGTCCTTCTTGATTATTAATACTGTAATCAGTATTGGCTACTAGAAGGATAGGAGCCTGATTATGAATCC